ATAGGTGAAAATCAATTTCTTACACAGTTTCAGAATGACTTACAACAAGCTTTTAAAGATAAAGAAAAAACTGTTTTACTAGCTAAGTTACTATCTAATGATTTTGACTTAAGTGATTTAAAAGAAAAAGCAAAAACAGAATTAGTTAGAGAAACAAAATCAAAACTTTCTAATTCAAAAATTACTCCTGTTAGCAATAAAGGTTCTCGCAATAAAGGGTTGATAGATTACTTTTAATTATTAAACAAAATTATTTTTAAAAAATGGCACAATTAAATAATAAGTTAGTTACTAAACAAATGCCATGGCATGCTAATATGACTGACCTCAATCACTTGGGTGCAGCTCTTATTGCAAAGCCACATGTATTTGAATCTGTTATGACTAAGCTATTTTCAGCTACACGTTATTCAGATAATCCTATGACTTACATCTTGTCTATGACAGGTAAAGAAGAAGAGATTACTTCTAATGAATGGGAATGGGGTTTGAGAACAGGTAATACTAGACCACTTGTTGTGGTTGAAAATGTAGAACCTGCTACTAATACTACTCCTGGTAAATTCAAACAAAACTTCAAACTTAAACTTGATGAAAACTGGTTTGTTCCTGGTGATGTTCTTCACCCTGGTACTACTAATAAAAAGTATCAAGTGAGAGTACAAGAAGAACCACAAAGACATGGTAAAGGTTGGGTTTACACAGTTCGTATTATGTCTGATAATCCTGCTGATTTCCTTCCTGTAACTTATCTTACTCCTGGTACTCAATGGGCAAAATTGTTCTCTCAATATGAGGAAGCAGGTGAGCAAAGTGGTTCAACTCAGTACTCACTTCCTATTACTCTAAAGAATAGACTTTCTCGTTTTAGAAAGAAATATCAAGTAACAGGTGATGCACACAATCAAGTACTTGCTGTTAAGGTTCCAGACCCTAATGGTAAAATGCATGATACTTGGATTAAATATGCTGAAGTAGAATATTGGCAACAATGGTACAAAGAAATTGAAAGAGGTTATTGGTATTCTCGCAGTACTGATTCAGTTCTTGGTGCTAATGGTAGACCAATCTATTCAGGTCCTGGTATTCAAGAGCAACTTGAAGATTCTCATATTCATCGTTACACTCACCTAACTGCTACTCTAATTGAAGAGTACTTGATGGACATTTTCTACTCTCGTGTTAAACCTGGTGGACAACGTAAAATCAAAGCATACACAGGTGAATATGGTATGATTATTTTCCATCGTGCTATCCAAGATTGGATGGAGAAAAAAGGTTTCATCCAAGTTGTTGACCAACTATTCCTTAACAAGACTGCTTCTGAATACAATGAAAATGGTCTTGCTGCAGGTTATCAGTTTGTCAAATATCGTATGGCAAATGGTGCTGAACTTGAACTAATCCACAATCCATTGTATGATGACCGTGAGATTAACTTTGAGATTGACCCAGTTACAGGTTATCCAACTGAATCTATGCGTTTTACTTTCCTTGATTTTTCTGGTGAAAAGAATGAATCTAACATCAAAAGAATTAAGAAGAAAGGTGGTATGTCACTAGTTTACACAGCAGGTCTTGTTACACCTTATGGTCCAGTTAACAACAAACTTGCTTCTCACTCAGGTGACTACTATGAAATGCATGTTAAAGACCAATGTGGTATTCACATTGAGGATGTATCTCGTTGTGGTGAACTTATCCTTTCTCGTTCTTAATATATCCTCTTAAAGAGAGGAGGAAACTCCTCTCTTTATTTTAATTATTAAATTGAAATATTTAAAAAGTAAATTATGAGAAATCCAAATTTTGTAGAGTTAAGACCTATTGATTTTAAAAAATGGCATGGTAAAACAGGCAAAGATTCTTTTGCACAAGAACACAGTTCACAGATTTTATATAATCCTAAAACAGGAAAGTATGATACAGGACTAACAGAAGAAGAAATGATTAAGTATGGTTCAATGATGGGTGTTAGTTTAGATGATGTTTTTAATCCTAACTTACCACATCCTTATTGGAGTACTAAAGTTGCTCAACTTCGTTTTCCTAACAAAACACTTATTCTTGATATAACTAAACCATTAGATTACATTAAGGTAAAGAATTATAAAGTATCTCCTTATGTAGCTAATTCAGAAAAAGAATATCAAGAAGGACTATGGCCTAATGCTACACATATTCTATATGATGAATCAGAACATATTGAAATGGAAGCACATAAGCTAAATAAAAAGAAAGAAGCATATAAGATTGCTGACAAACTTACTAAGGAACAGAAAGTAGCTCTTATTCAAATCATTCTTGATATTTCAGTAAGAAAACAATCTAATGAATACATTGATGTTAAGCTTGGTGAAATTATTGAAGGAGAGTTTATTAATGATTTCTTGAAATACTCTAAAGCAGATAAAAACTTTGTGTATGTTAAAGGTATGATTGTAGAAGCACTTTATAAAAATATACTTACTAAAGAAGGTTCAGGAATTTATTATATGTCAGATATTCTTGGTCATAATGTTGATGATGTAACAGAATACTTCCTCAATCCACAAAACCAAGAAATCAAAGCAAGGATTCTTGAAAAGTTAAACTAAGTGAATAATGGATATTAGAGCAATGCATTATGACTTAAAAGTCAAACTTAATAAAATAGATTCTCAGCAATTTAGAAACCTTAGAGTTCCTGAAATTGACTGGTTGCTCAATGAAGCACAAGAAGTATTTATTAAGAGAATTGCTCAACCTCGTGTTAAAAATGGATATGGCTTTGAAGTAAATCAAAGGAGCATAGATGATATCAGAACTATTGTTGTGGATAGTCTTACTCCTTTGACTATTTCAAATTTTAATACACAAGACAATTCATATCAAGCAACATTGCCTGTTGACTATATGTTTTTTATTTCAGGCTATGCCTGTATTTCTAAAGGAGATTGTGAGAATCAAAGAGCAAGGTTGTTTATAAAACAACATGATGACTTACATGAAGAATCTCCTTTTGATTCTAGTTCATTTGAGTGGAGAGAAGTGAGTATTAGATTTTTTAAAAATGGACTTAGAGTATTTACTGATGGAACCTTTATTGTTGAATCTATATGTGAGTTTAATTACATCAAAAAACCAGTTTATATTCAGAATGCTCAAGACTATGTAGGGGGAACTTACAATTTACCTAATGGCACAGTCCTTACAGGTTTTACAAATTGTGAGTTACCAGAACATACTCATAGAGAAATTGTGGATTTAGCTGTGTTGATTGCAACAGGACAATTACAAATTCCTGATTATCAAATTAAACAAGACAAAATTAATCTTTTGAACAATTAAATTTTAAATTAAAATGAGTGCAAATAATCCTGTATTTCAAGTTTTGGTAGCACCTGATGGAGATAAAACTGTCCTGGCTGCTGGTAAAAACTTTAATGATTTGATTGCTGGTGGTATTGGTCAAGTAGGAGTATTCTCTTATGACACTAATATCTCAGTAGATAATACTACTGTAGTTAATCAAAGAGATATCTACATTGCTATGGCAGTAGATTCTAATGGAGATGGTATTGCTGATAACGTAGTTACTTCAGCAGGTACACATATCCAAAGAAAAGGTGTAACAGCTTATACTCTTAAGTGTTATACTCCTGAACAACCACACATTGTTGATGTTACTGATTTTTCAGGTATCAAGTGTGAAGATGACTATGCATTTAAAGTTGAGTTTAGAGGTAACTCTCAAGCTTACCAAATGTTTGGTTTTAATCAATTTGCAAAAACATTTGCAGTTAGAACTGGATGTTGTGGTCCTGGTTGTGATTGCCCAAGTGGTGATTGCAATGAGCTTGCTCTACTTCTTTTCAATGCAGTAAATGCTGATACAGATGGTATTATCAAAGCTGAAGTTATTGACTATACTACAACTCCAGGTACTCCAATTGTAATTGCTGATAATACTGATGCTGACCCTGCTGCTCTTATAGCTGCTTGGGCAACTGACCCTGCAAATGCTGGTTTGTGTCTTGGTATTCGTTTGATTTCTGTTCCTTCTAAAGTTTACACTTACTGCCAAATTCCTGCAAGATACTACAAGAATGTACAATTCAAAATGATAGTATCTACTCTTCAAGGTTTGAACTGTAATGCAACTACAACTACTTTCCAAGAACCATCATTTGGTGAAGGTCAAGGTAAAGATATTGGATGGTTGGAATATGAAGCAGGTGGTTACAATGGTAAACCTGGTCCTTACAGAGTAGGTGAACTTGCAGGTATTCCAATTGGTAACTTTGAAAGAATGTCTACCAATGCAGGTAAATACAATCAACTTAACCTTATGTACAGAAATGAAAGTGTAGGTGGTTGGGATGAATACAAAAACTACATTAACACTATTATTGCTGCTCCATGTACTGATGACAATGATTTGTTAGGTGGTGTTATTAAAATTCTTGATGCTTGGTTAGCAGATAATTTTGATTCTCTTGCTCTTGACCTTGGACAATGTGATTGTGAAACAGTTCTTTTCACTTCTGACATTGACAATGTTGCATTAGATGGTTTAGGTTAATCATTATAATACAAAGGGGAGATTAACTCTCCCCTTTTTTTCTTTAATACTTAAAATTTCAATACAATGGGAATTCCTAAATATTTAGAAAGTAAAATTAAATCATTAATTCATTGTTGTGGAATTAGTGATGTTCCATCAAGTGCAAAGCCTATCATTAAAACAAATCAAACTTATAATGGTAAGCCTGTATATGAAGCATATTATCCTGTTAATCTTTCAGCTACAAGTCCTTATACTATTACTACAACTATAGAAACACTTTTAAGTGCAGACATTATTGCAAAACTTCTTTCAGGAGAACAATATGTAATTAATGGTGGAACAACTACAGCTGCTATTTGTGATGCTTCTGTATCTATAGATAGTTCAGGTAATATTGTTGTAGATTGGACTACTACTCATGTTGCAGGTGACACACTCAATCTTTATATTAAATATACACAACTGTAATGGTTTATTTATCTAAAACACAAGATTGCCAGTTCATAGAAATAAAGTCTGATACTATATCAGACTTTATTTTAAATCCTACTGATTATACTTCTTTTACTATAACAGGTAAATTAAACTGTTGTGGGGATGAAGAAATAACTGAAACTATAACAGGACTTGAAATTGGCTCAAATGTTTTTACTTTACAATTTCCTGTTGCTCCAACAACAATCATAGATAGTATTGTATTTGAAAACATTTTTACTCATCAGCAATTTACATTACCTATTGGTAGTGCAGAAGTTGCTGACTATATGTGTAGCACAGGAGATATTACATTACTATTTCCTATTATTGATGCTTGGTTTGTTACTAACTTTGGTGGCTCAGTAACTCAAGGTTATACTTATGATGCTATAACAAATACTTGTGTTTATACTATTACTGACCTTCCTGAAAACATTACACCAGTTAAAATGGTAACTTATGTTGTAGGAAGTCAGCAAGATATTTACTTTGGATATTTTCCAATTGAAGGTATGTTCTTTAATTCTAATGTAATGTACATATCTCCATCATTTTTTAATATGACTGAATTTGTTGATGGAATTTATTCATTTAGTTTTACATTTGTAAACAAGTCAAATAATATAATTACTGAATCTAATTGTTTCTTTTTTGATTGTCAAACTAAATGTAAAGTATCAACTCAATTAGAAGAACTATTAGAGTGTAATAAAAGAGCAACAAATATTTTCTTGCTTCATTATACACTAACTGAAGGTTCAAATTGTGGATGTAATTGTGATGAGTTGTGTGCAATATTTAATAAGCTTTGTTCTGAATTAGGTACTAATCAAACTTGTGTAACCTGTGGCTGCTAATATGAAATGGAATTGCAATATAGTTAAAGAGATGTATGATAGAGTAAATCGAAGAAAATTTGGTTTACTCTGTACTGATGATACATCTAATGAAAACTTTATTAAGTCTTACATTAATAGGTTAGATTGTACACCTATTGATTTATCTTGTTTAAAAGGTTCTAATCTTCCTTGTACAAGTAGTGAATCATCAAATGTAATTACATGTAATACATCTGTTATTATTAATGTAACTACAAAATTAGTAGGTGAAGAAATACATTATACATTTACAGCTGTTACTACAGGAACTACTGCACCTATTAGTTATTCTTGGAATTGGAATAACACTACAGTTTGGAATTATGTAAGTGGTCCATTACTTCCAAATACATATTATTTAAATGGAAATGTACTTGTACTTAAACCAAAGCAATTAACAGGAAGTGTTAGTTCAGTTGTATCTGTAACTATTAAAGATGCTAATGGTTGTGAAAATAATATAGGAATTGATATATTATATAAAGGTGGTTGTACAGACCCTGATGCTGTTAATTATGACCCTACTGCTACATTTGATAATGGTACTTGTTATTATGACCCATTATTAGTTGAGTCAAATTGGGTATGTGAAGAAGATGATACAGGAACAATATGTGTTACTGCATCAGGAGCTAATCCTCCTTATACAGTAATTGGTGTACCAAATGGTACTATTACTACTAGTGGAGGAACACTTTGTACTAATTTACCTAATGGTAGTACATTTTCATTTTATGTAATTGATAGTTTAGGAGTTGTTTCATTAGTACAAAGGGGAACTATAGATTGTCCATTTGATTGTATGTTTGCTGATATAAAAGATAATCATGTAGTTACTTGCCTTACTGATGAGTTTGGTTTTAATACAGGTTATGCTACACTTACATTAACTCCATCAGGTGGTAATGCACCATATACAGTAGTAGGTTCTATTAATGGTGGGGGCACTATACCTTTTGTTTATCTTGGTGGAGGTGTATGGGGTCCAGGTTCAACAGTAATAAATGGAGATAAAATAACTGGTACTATTACAGATGCTAATGGTTGTTTTTATGAGTTTGATATAAATATAGATTGTCCATTACCTGAGCCAGGAGGTGGAACTGGATTTGATTGTGTAGATTTTGGTGAAATAAATATTTTTACTTCAATGTTTGTATCAGGCATTAGTAATACACTTGTAGGGTTATCACTTAAATTACAAGCTTGGTATAATATTAATTTTCAATTAACTAACTTAGGTTCATTTGGATTAAACTATTCTAATATTGCAACATTTGAATATAAGTTAGAAAATACATCACCTGGGTTATTTAATCATTATCCTTTTGGAATGTCAGGTTCTCCTTGTAATCCTTGTATAGGTACTCTTACACATCTAACTACAAGTTCACCTGTAGTTTATAATACAAGTAATTCTATAGGATTAAGTCCATCTCATACAGCAATAATATCTTCTACTTGTTCAGCTGGAGCATTTAAAGATATAGATGCAATTATTAAAGTAAGACTTACTGTAGTTACTGAAGATGTTGTATGTACTCTTTGTTTTTCAGGAGAATTAACTGCTGATGTATCTTGTGATGCAGGGTCAGGTTCAAGTTCAGGAATAGTTTTAACATTAATTGATTGCAATGATTATTAAAAATTAAAATAATTATGGAAAAAGTATTAATTTTGATAAAGAATTACCAAAGACCTGTAAGAACTATTCTTTGGTCAATACTAATTACTATTGCATTTGTAGTTTGTTTATTTAGTACTAAACCTTGTAATGAAGGATTTATTACTGAAGCTATATTATTTGCAATGTTTGCTGATATGGGTGTTTACACTATTTCAAGAACTATTGAAAAACTCAAAAATAAAAATACAGATGACAACCAGGGATGACATCAAACAAATAAATAGAGCATTACAATGTGCATGTGAAAGTAATGAAGCTAACCTTACAGAATTACAAGTTATTAGTAAAACATTAGTTAAAGCTAATTGGACTACTGTTGTAGGTAATTCAATTCAATACACTTATGATGCTAATAATAATGTAACTGTTGCTGAGTATTATGAAGGTGCTACTCTTATATTTACTCAAACATTTACTTATGATGTTAATAATAATTGTACATCTATAATTACATCTTAATATGTCATATAAATTAAATCCCATTACAGGTAAGCTTGACTATTATGAATCAGCATCTTCAGGTGGAGGTATAACTCATGCTACTGCAACTGGTACTGACACTTATGTTGCTACAATTACAGGAGTAACAGCTTATGCTGATGCAGATGCTTATCTTATTAGATTTACTAATGGTAATACTGGAACATCTACTTTAAACGTAAATGGTCTTGGTGCTAAAACACTTTACAGAAATAATGATGGTGTATTATTAGGTGGAGATATTTGGGATGGAGCAGAAATGCTTTGTGTTTATAATTCAACTACTAATGGTTTTCAATGTATAGGTACAACATCAAATAGTTTATTTGCTTATGTAACAAATGATGATAGTGTTACATTAACTAAAGGTATGCCTGTTTATGCATTTGGTGGTACAGGAGATAGAATGACAGTTAAAAGAGCAAATAATACAAGTGATGCAACTTCAGCACAAACTGTTGGCATAGTAATGTCTACATCTATTGCAGCAAATCAGAAAGGTATTATAATGATGCAGGGTTTGTTGGATGGATTAAGTATTCTTCCAACTGCAACTTGGTCTGATGGTGACCCTGTGTATTTAGGTGCAACAGATGGAAGTATCACTAATATAAAACCTTCTGCTCCAAATCACTTAGTTTATCTTGGTGTAGTTACAACTGCAAGTAATGGTAGTTCTGGTAGAATGTATGTAAGAGTACAGAATGGTTATGAACTTGATGAG